TGTATCCATTGTTACTATTGACATAGTAGATGGCAGTCTCCATATTTTCTACAGGATAACCATCCCCTGTGAAATCATAGTGCCAGTTACTTTTATATGCTTCCCCTCCATGTAACTGAAGGTTAGCTTTGATCCTCCAGATTGCCATAGGATTTATCCTACCTATGATAGGAAACAATACTTCGATATGTGGTGACCTATACATTTCAAAGAAGAAATCATGTGTTAACTGACCATCTTTGATCTGATCTGACATACCACCTGCTTTATAAGGATCGTATGTCCAGAAGTCTTTATACTCTAGACTCTCCTTCACCCTCAAGTGTGAATTAGAATCTAAGAAGTCATCAACTATTCTCATTAGTAATGATCCTCTAGTCCTTCAACTGGTGTAGGTTTCCAGTCCTTACCATAATATTTCTCTAGCATATTAAGGTGAGGAGCACGAGCAATCTGCTCTTCTGTTGGTGGATTAGACTTAGGTGGTTCCTTTGGAAACATCTCTAGTTGTATCTCAGGAATAGAAAAAGTGTCACCACTCTTTCTGTGATGACACCAATAGAATGTACCGTCTTCTTTTTTATATAAGAGGTCTGCTTCATGAGAATTTAATAGAAGCATCTGCACTATCTTATCACCCTTCTCTATCATATATCACAAGGTGCTTCGTCTACCTCTGCCAACTCTACCAACTGATAATACTTCTTATACAACTCACCCATCTTAGGTTCAGTATCACGTGACTTCCACATCTGCTTTATAATAAGTTTCATATCATCCATTGGTACCACAACAGATAGATTACCATGTGTATATGCTTCTCTCATTAGATGTCACCAGGTGCTCTGTTTTCTGAGTATCCTACCTCAAACATTTGATTAGGATAACGTGTTGCTAACTTAAGAGTATTAGTATAGATGACTTCATCCAATCTAACATCCAGTGCTAGTGCTGCTTGTGCTGCATACCATATAATATCACCCAACTCTTTAGTTAGATGCTCCTTATTCTTAGCATCATATGGTTTACCTTGAAACTTAAGTTTCTTAACGATCTCCATAAACTCACCAGACTCTGAGCATAACCCCGATGCAGCAGTATCAAGACGAGAGATGTTACATCCTTGTCCTTTTAATTCACCATACCTTGCTACTAAAGCATCGAAGTCTTTACTAGCACTAGAAGTAACTCTATCAACAAATGCAGTATAGTTGTCTAAGTCAATCTCAAACTTCTTAGCAGGTTCCTTCTCATTCTTTTTCTTATCTGCAATGCCCTTCTCTAATCTCTTCTTTGACTTGGGTGCAGTACCCATCTGCTCCTTGATCTCTTCAGGAGTTTTTGCAGTCTCATCATAGACCTTCTTAGCATCTGCGTCAGCATTGTCTATCTTATCTCTAGACGCATTAGAGATCTCTTCAGCAGCTTTATCTGCTTCATAGTTTTCGCCAGGTGAATTAGTAAATACTTCAGACATTAGATTTTAAATCCTTCAAAGGTTTTCTTAGTGTTGGTAACAGGTTCTATATCACCTGCATCGATGATATCATCTTGTGCTCCTTGATCACAATCATACAGCCTCATCTTCGCTCTGTCAATACCCACAACGAATCTCTTATACATCGTAGGGTCATTGTATCTATTCTTTAACTGCTTGATCATTATCTGTCCGAGCTCTTCCATTTCCTCGTTAGAAATGAGAGCGAGCATAAGGTCAGCAGTAGCAGGAAGTCCGAAGGACTCCGATGTGTCAGTAAGGTCAGGATCGCTAGACCCAAAACCAGCACGAGTAGTTTGAGTAGCACTGACGATTGGTAAATCAAATTCGACAGCAAGTCCTCTAAGTTCTTCTGCAATCGCTTTAACATAAGTGTAACTATTAACTATGGTACCTTTATATCGTGCAGAAGCACAGATATTTAGATAGTCTACGAATATAATATCAGGACTGAAACCTTTCTTCATAGACAACTCATTTAAGAGTGCCTTGAAATGACCCACGTGTGCAGATGCTGTAGGATATTCCTTAATGATTAACTTACCCTGTGTCTTCTTGGTTAACTCCAACAACTTGGAGGAGTACTTCTCTTTGCTGAGGAGGGGGCTTGTGAGTTGTTGAATCGGGATGTCCAAGAGGTTGGCATCAATTCGCTCTGCAATTTTCTCCTCTGCCATTTCCATTGTAATGTAGAGAACGTTCCTCCCTTGGAGCAACACGGAGCTAGCAACGTGGCACATGAATAAAGACTTGCCGACACCCGTACCAGCGAGTGCGATATTAAGAGTCTTATTAGGTATACCACCTTTGGTAATCTTGTTAAGATACTCGATATCAAACGGTATCTTTTCTTCCTTCCTGTGATAGAAGTCGTATCGTTCATCAGAATCCTGTATGTAATCGTGTCCAACATGATCATCAAAACACACACCCAGAGCCTCGGACATGATAGCAGGTATCGCATCCTTTGTACGTGTTTTGTCCTGTCCGTCAGCAATCTTGACAGACTCCATTAAAGCAAGGTAAATTGCTTTTTCTTTACACCACTTCTCAGTGGTATCGACTAACCAGTCCTCGTTATATTGATCCCTATCTAAATTATTAAGAAACTGCTCAACCTCCTTGTATATTTCTTCGGAGATGTCCCTACGTTTCTCTACTTCTATCTTTAGGGCGTTGGGTTCGGGGGTGGTTTCAAACTTGTTGACATACTCAGACAAGGTACTAAAGAGTATCTTGTGTGATTGACTGTCATAATATTCATCCTTTATAAAAGGTAAGACCTTCTTAGTATACGTGTCGTTGAGGATCAGTTTACTAAGGGTGATCTCTTCAATCTTTAGAGTCATGTATAATGTAAGTAAGTTGAGATAGCATACTTGTCCACACTCTTAGGTGAAACATATGTATGAGGGAATGTCCACGTAGAAGGAAACATTAATACTCTACCACACTTAGCAGGAATTTCAACATCAATTGAGTTGAAATATGTTGCTCCACCTTCCTCAACATCATTTAGATACATGACATAGGTGAGAAATCTTCTTGCAGAGTTGTGATCACCAACATCAATGTGACGATCAAACCTATCATCAGTCTTAAACTGATACTTATTAATCTTAACTTGCTCCAAAGAGTTTTGCCTAGGCCAATACCGTTCACAATCAACCTCTTTCATATACTTTTCAGCACATGATTTAATAGATTGTATCACCTGGTTATTGATAGGTTCCCACTTGGAATTCTTCTTCACTTCAACTTCATCTGTCAAGTTAAGACATGAGAAACCACACATCTCAGCATCATATCTAGTTACTGAGGCATGATCTTCATTGAAATATTCAATGATAGTTTTGCATGTATTAATATCAAGTGCGTCGTCATAGCTGACGATATAATCTTTAAGATCCATAACTATATTCTTTAGCAGCACACTCGTCTAGTGCTTGTAAGATTTCTGGGGTGAAGTATTTGTCGGGGTCTTTGTAAACAACCGAAGGATAAACTGAATCGTCACCAATGACAATACGATTCCCTTTACGTTGGAAGACTCCATACTTCTCACCCAATTCCAGTAGTCCGTAATACCTATCCAGTCCACGCTCATCATAGTATAGTCTAATTGCAACTTGTGAATTCTCCTTTGCTAGTCTAGATTTGGCAAGTTTAGCCTTAATAATATTACCAACAACCTCTTTACCATCCTTCTCCTTAGACTTGCTAAGGTAGATGATATTGGATGCAGCATACTTAAGACCTGATCCTCCTCCCATCTCTTTGGTAGGGACATAAGCACCCACCACATCATATGTATGGTTAGTAACGATTAAGGGAACGTTTGCTTTACCCAGTTTGAGGGTAAGCACACGGAAGATAGATTTAACTACCTGTGCCCTTGTCATATCTCGTGTTTCTTTACCTGCTTCACTGTCTTCCATCTCCTTAGAGGTGGATAACATACCCAATGAATCAAGTACCATAAGCATAGGAGGTTGATTCTTCTCTGACATATACTTGTCAAGGATCTTGATTGCCTGTGTCCTAAACTCTTGGACAGTAGTGACAGGTACTATAATCATACGACTAGAATCTATATTTCTAGCCTCGATCATCTCCTTACTCAGTGCACTTTCAGACTCAAAATAAATAACGCCCCCATCAGGATTAGATTCGAGGAAATGACGTACGATACCAAGACAGAAAAACGTTTTACCTGTGCTTGATTCACCTGCAATAGCAGTGATCTTGTTTCCTGGAACCCCTTTGTTGAGGGATCCACTGACAAGTCCATTAAAGATGTACGAACCTGTGTCGATATAACCACTAGTGTCACCAGCAGCGACACCATCACTAACGACAGTAGCGTATTCATTGTCTATCTCTTTTACTATATCTTTTAAAAAACTCATGACCAAAGTGCTTCTAATGTATTCATTTTCTCTGCCTTCCAACCTATACAATCAAGGATAGCTTTCAGAGGTGCTAGGAAACTCTTCTCAAATTGTAGGTCATAGTCGATGGATTCGTCAAGCCCAAATTCTTTTGGAAGAGTCTGGAAGAATGAGATAATATTCTCATTAATCTTGTTAGGTGTCCGAAGATGTATGTATTTGATCTTCTCACCCTCCTGTATGACAGGATACTTGTGCTGTAACTTCCTCTTCTTAATGTAGAAGTTGTATAGTAGAGCACCCCTGACATGCATGGGACATCCCTTACCATATATGGTAGCACTGGATGTATTCTTTGCAATATTATTACAACCACGAGGGAATGCTACTTCCTCTGGTGACATTGCTTCAAACTTCTTTCGGAAGTTTTTAATATACTTCTGCGTATTCTCCTCACTACCAGTCATTATAACATTAAGTGCTTCCTTAATGGCAGTACGACATGGTGCAGGTGTTGAAGACTTAACAGCTTCAATACCCATCATCTTTAGTTTAGGTTTGTCATACTGGACACCTTCACTATTCCATACGTTTAAAATATATCTCTTCTTAGCAGTCCAGATGCCTTTATTAGCAATGTTCTCTCGCTTCATGATCATCTTCTGATCATATGCGTTTACATAGGTTGCCATTTCTTCATAAGAACTCGCAATATAGCGATCAAGTTCCACATCACACACCTTTTTAAGGAAACTAAGTGTACTCTGATCGTCCTTCTCTCCACTGGGGAATACAGCTTGTACCAAAGGACCAAGATTAAGGTAAATAGAATCAGTGTCACTAGCAATAACATAATCTGTATCCTCTGTGTTTAATACTTTGTTTAAATAATTGTTTACTTTGTTTTCGATCCATCTGATTGCGACTTGTCCACTGAGTGTGATTGCTTCAGCGTTCGCAAGATTGTAGTACCTGAAGTATTGGTTACCGATAGCACCGTAGGCAGAGTTAAGTTGGATCTTTCTTGCCATCTGGACGTTATTAAACTTAGCAATGTCTCGCTTAAGTTGGTCGGTTGGTTTTCTTTCATACTCTTGCTTCGCCTTGAGCATTTTCTTTTTATATATTGTCCTCTCATCATAGATGCGTTGCATCATCTGAGGTAGGAATC